TCAGAGGCTATGGTTCGCATAGCTAAGAGGTATCAAATCGCGCTGTCTATTCATGACGCGCTGTATATAGTTGTGCCAGAGGATGAGGCGCAGGAAGCCTTAGACTTTTTAATTGGAGAGATGTGCAGACCACCAGAGTGGATGCAAGGTATACCACTAGCGGCTGAGGGCGGCTGGGGTAGAAGTATAGCTGATTGTTAGGAGAGAGAAGATGACAAAGACTGAAGTGTATAAACGCCTTGAGATGGCACAAAAGAATAAAAAGGAATTAAAGAAAGTTAAACTTAAAATCCTCGCAGAGATACAGCAACTCAAGCTGATGCTCAGAGCGATGGAAGAACAAGAGGTGTTAGATGGCTGAGATAACGTATTGGACTGTAATTGGGATTACTATGGTCTGTTTTATGATTGAGTACACTAAAGGGGATGACGATGACCTTAGATGATTGGGTGGCACTTGTTGCTTATGTAGGATTACTTGGCTTATCGATGAGGATTATATGGACAAAGTTAAAAAGGTAGAAGCAGTAACTCCTGTGACTAGTGTAGTTAACTGCAAGCATGACCATTGGAGAGTGTATCAAAGTCGTGGGTATCGTGAATGTGACAAGTGCAAAGAACAACGCCCTATTTTTAACGTAGTGAAGCATCAGAGATGAATAAAATTGACCAAAAAATTGTTGGCTACAAAGTAGTTGATAAGACAGAAGAAAAAGTAGTGTTTGAGATGATACACGAGAATTTTCCTAGACCGCCGCATTTGACGGGTACAACGTACAAAGTAAAAACGCCACAAAGCGAACACGCTCTGTATATCACTATCAATGATATGGTGCTTAACGGTGACGAGCGTCACCCGTATGAGATGTTTATTAACAGTAAGAACATGGAGCACTTTCAGTGGGTACTTGCATTAACGCGCTTGGTGTCGGCTGTTTGGCGCAAAGGTGGTGACTCTACGTTTTTAGTTGAAGAACTCAAGAATGTCTTTGACCCGAAGGGTGGTTACTATAAAAAAGGTGGTGTGTATATGCCATCGCTCGTAGCAGAAATAGGAACAGTTATCGAGCAACATTTAATAAGCATAGGTGTTATTAAAGTTGAAGTGGATGAACACCAACAGGCGTATCTTGAAGCTAAGAAAGAAGAGGTAGGTGAAGAAGGTTTAAAGAATGCTGAGTTATGCACGTCATGTAATACCAAATCTTTAGTGCTTATGGACGGCTGTGTTACTTGCGTCAGTTGTGGTTTTTCTAAGTGTAATTGAGGTGATTTATGAACGATTATGAAAAAACAATTAAAGATTTACAGGATAGAGTTAAGTCATTAGAAGAACGCCTTACGCCTTGTAATGGTGCTGTTGCTGAACCTTTGAGTGACGATGAAATTTTTAACATTGGATACAATTCAGGATTCACTCTTGACCATGTTAAAGATGATGATGGTTCTGTCTACGGCTTTTTAAACGAGTATGGTTACATTGATAATAATCCATATTTTAAGTTTGTCAGAGCAATAGAAAAAGCACACGGGGTTGAGGTAAAAAATGAAAATTGAAATTAAGAAGTTAACAAAGAATGTAGTTATTCCTGCCTATGAAACTTTGGGCAGTGCGGCAGTAGACTTAAGAGCTAACATCACAAAACCGATTAAGTTAGATTTAGGTGAGGTTGCGATGATACCGACAGGTATTGCAATAAATATCCATGACGTAGAAGCGGCGGCTCTTATCATGCCTCGTAGTGGACTTGGACATAACTATGGTATCAAGTTGGGTAACTCGGTTGGTTTAATTGATAGTGACTATCAAGGTGAGCTTAAAGTTAGTATTAAGAACACAGGTAACGGGCTGTATAAAATATCCCCACAAGACAGGATTGCACAGATGCTTTTTGTTCCAGTAATTCGAGCAGAGTTTGTAGAAGTGGAGGAGTTCAGCACAGTGACTGAGCGTGGTGCAGGTGGCTTTGGGAGTACAGGTAATGATTAGTACAACAGCCTATATTTTAATTAGCACGATCTTAGAACGAGGTACGGTTACTCAAACCACAACATACTTTGCAGACAAGGCAAGCTGTGAAAGCGCGGCAGTACGACAAGACTTTGTTCTTAAATCTATGGGTACTCACTTTACTCGCTGGAACTTAACCTGTCACCCTTATCAACTTAGTGGAGAGAAGAAATGAAAGTAACCCTAGTGCAAAGCACACCTAACCCAGAGGAACACATCGGGTTACTTGCAGGAATATGCTACGGTAAGACAGGTGAACAATCACCAGAGCAGTGCATCAAACGAGCAGAACACTGTGTAACAAAAGGTCATCTATCTACACTACGCTTTGCTCATGCGACATTCTTAGTTGCAGACATTAGTCGTATTTGCTCACATCAGTTTGTTCGCAGTAAGCATTTAGATTTCCTGCAACGTAGTCAGAGGTATTGCAATGAAGGTGATGTCGAGATTGTAATACCCCCATCAATTAAGGGTGAACATAAGACAATAGTTGAAACTGTGTATGCTGAGTTAACTCAAGTCTATAAAGATTTAATTGCCGAAGGCGTAAAGAAAGAGGACGCTCGTTTTATCCTACCACAAGGCACGACAACAGAATTACTGGTAGTCGGTAACTTCCAAGCGTGGTATGACTTTATTAAACTACGTAGCGGTAAAGAAGCTCAGTGGGAGATACGCGCAGTGGCACATGAGATTAATCGCCAGCTACATAGTATTGCGCCAAACATATTTAAGGAGCTTGAGCATGAATAGGTTATGCGAGGTATGTAACTTAATCAAAGAAGAGTCAGCCTTTAAAACAGATAGTACAATATGTAAGAGATGTGCAGTAGTAGCAGGAGTGCAAGACAGTTTGCAAAGACGCAAGCGCAGGGACGTTAGTTCACTAGACAACAAGATGTGTAGAAAGTTTTTACAACAACATTTAATAAAGCCGACAGGCTGGGAGATGACACTATGAACGACAAACCTAAAACAATCTACGATGCATACACACAAGGGCAATTATACATGGGTGACTCAGTACACGAAGCTAAAAAAGAAGACATGGTTAACGAGCCTCCACACTACAAAAATGGTAAAATAGAATGTATTGTTGCGATGGAAGCAATGCTTACGCCCGAAGAGTTTATTGGGTATCTGCGAGGCAACGCCTTTAAGTATATGTGGCGATACCGAAACAAAGGTAAAGCACATGAAGACTTGCAGAAAGCGCAATGGTACCTGTCTAGATTAGTATTTATACATAACGAAAAATAACATGGCAACAGAAGATGGAAACACAGACCTCGCGTCACTGCATGAGGAGATGATGCGAGATAAACTTATCGCAGTTATTTGCAGAGAAGCTGCACAAATAGATACAACTAACCCCACCGGACTTTGCTGGACGTGCGGTGACTTTATAGGATACAAGAGGAGATGGTGTGATAGAGAATGCGCGGATATATTTGAAGCCGAAACTAAGAAAAACCGGTAGTTTGTGGGTCTGCTACACAGAGTGGAAGTCTATACCCTGTACTGCTTCAACGCCTCAGAAGGCTTACATAAGATGGGTATGCAAAAATGAGCGTACCTAGTTTTACTTATAGTTCACTGAGTAGGTTTATTACCTGCCCTAAGCAGTACGAAGCACACCATGTTTTAAAGTACATACCCTTCGCAGATACCTCAGCTACGCTGTATGGAAAAGACTTACATCTTGCGGCTGAGAACTACATAGGTAAAGGTGAGGCATTACCAGAGCGGTTTATATTTGTTAAGAAGTTCCTTGATACTATCAATAACATCAAAGGCAGAAAGCTTTGCGAATATAAACTCGCGGTGGCGAAGGTAGGTACTGAGTATGAGTTCTGTGATTATGAAGCACCTAATAGGTACTGGCGTGGCATTGCAGACCTTGTCATCGTAGACGCAGATGCTAAGAAAGCGTATATTGTGGATTATAAAACAGGCAAGTCAGCAAAGTATGCAGACACTAAGCAACTAGCACTACTAGCGGCGGCGGTGTTCCTAGAGTTCCCGTATGTTGAGAATATCAAAGGGATGCTACTATTCGTAGTAGCTAACGAGATGGTAAAAGAAGAATATACATATGAGAATAGATTGGGTATTTTTGATAAACTAGCACCTGTATTAGCGCAACGGTCAGTAGCCTACGAGACGGGTGTATTTAACCCTATCCCTAACGGACTATGCAAAAAGTGGTGTCAGGCTACACGGTGCATTCATAATGGTAACTATAAGGAGGGGTAATGCCCTACAAAGATAAGAAAGACAGAAATGTTAAACGAGAATATGAATTAGAGAAGACTCGCCCTGGGGCTCACGCTGCTAGAATGGAAAGACAACGTGCTCGCCGTGCATATGATAAAGCGGGTATTGACCGCACTGGGAAAGACATTGACCATATCAAAGGTGTTAAAGCGGGTAACGGTAAAGACAACCTACGTCTTAGAGACCCAGAAGTAAATCGTTCGTTCCAACGCAACAGTGACCACACTATGAAGAAGAACGAACCGCCAAAAAAAGCTAAACCTAAGAAGAAATAATATGGAAGTATCCGTAAAGTCAGTGCAGATTATTGCAACGGAGTCTGGTTTACCTGAGAGTTTAGTAGAGCGTCACATAGACGCTCTATGTACCATGACTCTTAGAACGCGTATTAGTGAACGGAAGATGTGCCTAAACAAAGTAAGAGCATGGTACTTTAATAGAAGTACGAATAAGCCTCAGCTATTTGAAGTATTAGAAGATAAATGATT